TGGCCGCCGGGGGTGTAAACCCGCCATTTCCCCCCGAGGAGCCGATCCCGCTCGACCAGCGGGAGAAGCATGAGGCGCCCCCGGTAGCCCGGGTCGGCCCGCTCCATGGCGGGGTTGTCTTGAAGCGTGCCTGGGATGAAGGTGAAGGACTTCGGGTCGGTCTGCGGGAACCGGGCGAGGAGAGCCTCCCGCGAGTCGCCCCACACGATCTGGTCGCCCTCCCGGACGATCCAGCGGATGACGCCCGAGTGCTCGGGGATCGGCAGGCCGTCCGGCCCGATCCACCAGGCCAGGAGCTTGTTGAGCCAGCCCCCCACCGGATCGTCCTCCGGGACCGGGTTGCAGGTGGCGCGCAAATAGGGCCGGACACCGCAGGTGGAGCGGTTGCGGGAGAGGAGGTACCAGAACATCTCCTCCTCGAACTCCTCGAGCTGATCAAACCCCAAGAGGCCGATCGAGGCCCCCTTCCAGGAGAAGCGGTCCTGGGGGTGCTGGAGGTGGGCGAACTTCACGGCTGCCCCTCTCGGGAACGCCCACGCCACGGCCCCGGCCCGCGGGATGCCCCCGAAGTGCCGGTACATCCGTAGGCTCTCGTCCCAGAGGCCCCCGGGGTTGCTGATCTGCGGGTAGGTCCGGCGGAAGATGACGGCGTCGAAGCCTGCGGTATCACGGTGGCGGAGCCCCTCAAGGAGGAGCGCGTAAGTGTTGTGGGTCGGGATCATCGCGCGGCCCGCGAGAAAGAGTCCCGATGGGGCATCCACAGTCAAGCACCGCATGGGAACGGGGGCGATCTCTTGGCAGGCCACGAAGTACCTGAATCGCCCCGTTCTCCTACATGATGCCGGAAGCTGAGCCGCCTTCCGCATGAGGCGGAAAACCGGTGCCGTCGATGTCCAAGAGACTCGCCATCTCGGGCCGCAGTCCCGGCCATAGAGGCGGGCACGCGCCTCAAGTATCTGGGGCTTGATGCCCAAGCTGCACGCTAACTCCTGCACGCCCTGGGCTAGCAAAGGGCTCGTGGTGTCGAACTGGGCTTGGCCATCTTGGGCAGCGGTGCCATCGGTGTCCATGAGCCCCTGAAGCAGCGCCAGCCGTTGCGCCCCGGACGCGCGGAGATAGGCCGCCGGCACATGCTTGTGACCGAAAAGCCCCTGATTCCTCAGGAGAATCGTCAATCCTTCCACTCGATAGGCGGGACATTTCCCCGCCGTGCTGGGGATGACACGACACCGCCTCCCTTCTCGTTCGATGTGGGCGATGATCTCGGGATCGGCGCAGGTAATGACTCCCGTCACGGTCGTGCCATCCCCCAACCAACAGCCCAGGAGATAGGGGGAGATCGGAAGTGACGCCTCGGGCAGTTCAAGGGCCTGGGCGACGGGGACGGCATGATTGTGTCTCCCGCTCAGGGTCCGCAGCGTCCCGGCGATCTCCTTCGTCGTGCGGATCGTCCCGGTCGGGGCTGGCTTCGTCTTCGGAGGATAGCGCATATTTCGAGCCGTGATCATCGCCGTGAATACGGCCGATCTCCGTCCCGTCGCCCGACTCTTTCTTCTTGTCCGTCGTCGTGCCCGCCAGGCTGGAGAGTGCCTCGTGAGAGCCGCCAGTTCGCCAGCGTTCAGCGTGAGCCAGAGATGGTCCGCTCCGGCCTCGAGGGTCGATCCATCATCGAAGGTTACCCGATACGAGACGGGCGCCGGTTCGATGTCATAGGCGGCCAAGACGCGGCAGGGAAAGCCTCTCTCATCGAAGAGCTCGCTGCCCACTCGGACATCACCATTGAGTATCCACCCCTGCGGGGTCGGTAACGGCGTATCAAGACTCAAGAGCTTCCCTGCCCCAGCCGCCCCGCCGTAGACCGCGATGTCGGATTGGCAGTTGAGGAACCGCTGCTGGGGGCCAGCGTGCGCGGCGGTGACCTGGTCGCGGGCCGCCTCCTCCGCATCGAGGAGCTGCCGGCGGGCGAGCTCAGCATCGACCTCGGCGAGGGTGGGGAGAGAGAGGGCCATGTTCATAGGTACTGCCCCCTACCGCCCAGATCGGGATTCCACTGCCGGTCCTTTACCCCCTTGTAGTACGGGGCCTCGCCGGGTGGACCCGGACGCGCGCCAGAGTCAACCTGTCTCGCCAGGGCGAGCTCGACCTCCCGCCGCCTCGCGTCGGGGCTGTCGGTCTTCACCTGAGGTAACCGGCCCTCCTCTAGCGCCGCAAGGCGCGCCTCAATCGCCTCGAGCCCGATGAATCGTCGGAGCCACCACCGGAGCATCAGTTCCGCCTGACCCCCTCCCCGCCCGTCAGCACCGGGGGGCCCTCGAGCGTCGTGAGGATCTCCCGCAGCGCGAGAAGCTTGTCGGCGGGCAGCTTGGACAGGTCATGCTGCACGGGGATCGGGCCGCCACCGGGGCCGGCATGCTCCACCCGATCCCGGTAGCGCTCTGGCCGGGCGCCCTTGAGCAAGAAGATCAGAAGCACGTCTGAGTACTCCTTAATCGTGTCGATCTTCTTGCCCTGGAAGTAGATCGGCTTGTCGATGCCCGTCACAGCGCGCCGGAGGGCCTCGCCCTCCATGGCCTCAATCGCGGTCTCGGCCGCCTGGGTGAAGAGAGCCGGATACTCGGGGTCTTCCTTGAGCCAGCGGTAATGGGCGGT